TAATACTACCGGCGCTGGTAGTTATCCGGGCTATATTTGGAAAGGCAGAACAACAATAAATATAGACCCGCAGGCACAAGATCAAATATTAACCAACCTAAGCTCATCAGACCAATATATGGGTGGCGATATTATTCCGGCAGACGGAGATACTGCTCATGTGATATTTAGAAGAGGCACTGATGCAACTCACATGATTGGAAAAGTTAGAGTCAGGCCAACTGGATATGTTTTGAAGACTGTTCAAAACGTAACACTAAGCGCTCCTGTGACTTTGAATGAGAAGACATCTCCACTATTAGGAGTTGCTGCTTCTGATTGTTCTGCTGGAGGAAGTGGAATTGTGCAGGTTTCTGGATCAACAGCATTAAATACAAATTACCCATCTGGGACATCTGAGTTTTTCGATTTTAGAAGTCAGTTTTCTGATGGTGTCAATGGCTTGATATCAGGTCGCAACATAGAGCTGGGAGATTAAAATGAGTATCCCGACACAAACGTCAAATTTATATAACCCGTTTAGCGGTGTATTTGGTAACGGCCAAGTCGAGACATTTTCTTACTCAAGGACGTTTACTGTTCCTGTAGGTGTTTCTAAAGTCAGAGTAAGATTGTGGGGAGCCGGTGGCTCTGGCGGTGGTGGCGGTGGCGGCTTTGCAATGAAAGTTTGCAATGTAACTCCCGGCTCTAATATAGCTGTCACTACAGGATACTCTGCGTCATCATTTGGAACTTTTGTTTCTGCTACTCAAGGAGCTAACACAAATGGAGTTGGAGGAACTGGGGTAGGAGGTGACATTAACCATACAGGAGGACAAGGTAGCACTGCTGGAGGTGGTGTTGCTAATTTGTTTGGAAATGGTGGCAGACCCGGACAACCCGGAACGTCTGGAGGTGGAGCGATAGCTTCTGGAAATACTGGATATGCAGGATTAAATACTAGCGGAGGTTTCCATACAAGCACATCAAGTGAACCAAAATATCAGCCAGTAACTCATCCTATTTTTTCTATGGATTTCTTAGGAACTGGTCCGGGCGGTGGATACAATCAAATGGGTGTAAATGGTGGTGGTACTGGTGGTGGAAGTACCGCAGGCTCTTTTCCCGGAGGTGGTGGTGTTGGCGCCACTGGTGGTTATGGTTTTGTGATTGTGGAGTATTAAAAATGATTGTCAGAATGGAAGGTAATACTATTGCAGAAATCTACACTGCCGTAGAAGGTTTTGAACTGGAAGAATGTTTTCACCCAGACGTTTTGAGAACCGCAGTAGAAGTAGAAGATTACTTGAGCGTTGGATGTGCCGTGCAAGAAGATGGCTCTTGGTTAGACGCTGAAGGTGAAGTTATTCCAGAATCTGTTCCAGTTGAGCCGGTTGAAGAAGAGGATCCTGCTGAGGAAGAACCTGCCGAAGAAGCTCCAGCAGAGGAAGCTCCTGCTGAGGAGCCTGCTCCGGAATGATCCGTGGTTCATGTATTTGTATTGATAATGACCATCGGAGGAGTGGAAGTAGCTAACGACTCCTGTCGGGAAGCTATGTGCTTTTACAACCTAGATACCTGTAATTCGTTTGCGGCTAAGTTAAGGCGCAGAGGAAGCCCAAGTACATCAATAAATATTACAGCCTATTGTAAGCCGATATTGGTAGACCCGACTCAAGATGGAGTGAGAGTTTACTAATGGCTGTCGCAGAAATAGGAATGCTTATCGCGGGAGCTAGAAAGGCCGTGCAGTTTTGCGAAGCTGTAGCTGAGGCAAACGGTGATTTCCAACAATGTGTAGGTAAGATTCAGACCTTTTTTAACTGCGCTGATGCGATTAAAGAGGCGGAGGTAAAAGCGGAAAGCGGTGATTACTTTTCGCGTAACAGCCCAGAGGCTGAAGCTCTACAGAACTTAAATGCTCGCTACCAAATGGAGCAGATGGAAAACCAACTCCGCACTTTAATTGTGTGGAATATGTCCGAACAACATTATAAGGACATGATGCGTGATAGAAAGCGCATACGAGAAAGAAGGATGCAAATTGCTAAAGCTAGAGCAGCCAGACGTAAGATGATGATTGATGGCACGTTTGTACTAGGTTGTGCTGTGCTTGGTTTTGGTCTTATTTGGTACACAGCATTATTGATTATCGGATACGCAGAGTAATGGAATACCAACTTTTATTTAACATAATTATTGCAGTGGCTGGGTTCTTAGGCGGTGTATTAGTCAACAGAGCATTTTCTACATTAGATAAAATAAATGACGAGCTAAAGATTATTCCTGAGAAGTACGTTTCGAAGGATGACTACCGAGAGGACATCCGAGAGATTAAAGAAACGCTCGGTGCAATCTTTAAGAAACTAGACAACAAGGCTGAAAAATGAAACTTGATCCTGTTCTACTAAATATGGCTGCAAGCTGGTCAGAGAAGGCTTACAACAAGAAGAACAAGGACGCTATCAAGATTGAAAACAAGCTCACAGGAGCCACGGCTTTTGTGATCAAGCGCAAGACCATTGATGTCATTGCGTTTCGTGGTACGGAGAAGAAGCTAAACGATATTCTCACAGACCTGACGGCTATCCCGGTTCCGTATGCTGGTAGGATCTGGAAAGAGATAAAGAAGCACATTGACCCAAAGAAGCGCACGATGTTTACAGGCCACAGTCTAGGCGGTGCGCTGGCAGAGATGTCTGCTGCCAAGATGAACGGCAAGCACGACAACATTAATCTCATCACGTTCGGTAAGCCGAATACGTTCTTCAAAGGCTTCAAGAGACCGATGAAGCTCGACAACCAGATATCCTGCGTCAATGGCAGTGATATGGTTGCACGAGTCCCACGGCTGCTCTACGGGCCTTCTAAGTCACAAACAATGCTATACTTTAGCAATACAGGCCCAGACTATATCAATCCCAGTAAGGACACCAGAATAGCTGACAGAGGCGGCATGAAGGATAGAGTTGCTGACCACAGCATGAGCGATTACAAGAAAAGGCTAAAAGAGTATCTTGAGTCTCAAGAGAAGGTAAAGCCTATAAACCAAGAAGCTGCTAAGCAACTGGAGAAAATGAAATGAGACTGATCTGTCTATTGTTTGTGTTTACCTTATCAAGCTGCACATCCGTGCAAGGTGTAATCGACAACAAGGAAATATACTGCTCGCAATTCTACAAAGGCATCCGTGCTGTTGGGCGGTCTGCTTTGTCTGCTACGGCTGGCGTGGTAGTGCCTGATGTCTGCGACACAATAGACGATATTGTTGCGGAGGAAAACGCCGAAGGCGTGGACAAAAGCGATAGCTGATCTCCGACTTATAATCCAACTGGTGTTATTGTTCAAATGAAACTAGGTGGCCTACTCAAAAGCCTCGCTCCTACCATAGCCTCTGCTGCTGGCGGGCCTCTCAGCGGTATGGCTGTAAAGATCGCAGCTCAGAAACTCAATCTACCAGACGCTACAGCAAATGAGATAGAAGACCTGATTGAGCGAGAGCCGGAGAAAGCGGTTTTACTAAAGCAGGCTGACGCTGAGTTTAAGAATCGCATCCGAGAGATGGAGATAGACCTTGAGTCATTTAAGACTGAAGTCGAAGACCGCAAGGATGCTAGGAATAAGTTTTCTGGAGACCTTACGCCAAAGGTGTTTTGCATATTGGCGTTGTTGCTGTACGGAGCTTATGTAATGGCTGTAACGATTATGCCGCACGATCAAAACGATGAGACCATAATTTCACTCGTGCTGGGCCAGCTATCCGGGATACTGGGAACCTGCGCGGCGTTCTTCTACGGAGGCTCTCAGAAGTGAATAAGATGGACAGGCTCATAGAACAACTAAAGCGCCACGAAGGCGTTGAGACTCATGCGTACAAATGCTCAAGCGGCAAGCTGACTATTGGTGTTGGTAGAAACATTGACCCAGAAGGCGGTATCGGTTTATCAATGGATGAGATTGAGTACCTGCTGTCTAATGACATCCTGCGCTGCATTAAAGAGCTTAGCACTGAATATGCGTGGTTTGGTGATCTGGATGAGGTGCGTCAAGAGGCAATAATTAATATCTTCCTGAATCTGGGCGCAACAAGATTCCGTTTATTTAAGCGGGCTCTGGCCGGGATGGAGCAAGGAGATTATGAAACTGCAAGCACTGAGTTTCTGGACAGTCGCTGGGCTAAGCAGGTAGGCGGTAGAGCGTTAGAGCTTACCGATATAATCAGGTCAGGCGAGTATGTATGATCCTTATATCTACGTTTGTGAGATTGTTCGAGTCGTTGATGGAGATACTATTGATGTCAATGTTTCTCTGGGTTGGTCTGTTTATCTTCGTAAGCAGCGTATTCGTTTATACGGCGTTGACGCTCCCGAATCTCGCACTAGAGATGTGGAAGAGAAAAAATACGGTAAAGCCTCGAAGAAGTTTGTCAAAGACTTCCTGAGTAGCGATCACATTCTGCTCAAGACTAGAGAGAAAGGCAAATACGGCAGATATCTAGGTGACTTCTGCGTTGGTGATAAATGGCTTTGCGACGAGATGATCAAGGCTCACCACGCTGTACCGTATTACGGGCAGAACAAGGCTGACATCGCAGCCGCGCACATCCGCAACAGAGCCTTAGTGCAGCTCTGATCCGTATCTGTCAGTCTCTTCCATATACTTGAAGAACTCTTTGCTTCGAGTTTCATCACCGAATACAAAGTCTTCTAGGTGTGACAGGTTCCAAGCCAGCGTTGCTATGTAATTAAGATCGCGGCTATTGAACTTGTGAGGAGCCCGCTTCAGCCATTCCTCGCAGTCCTCTGGGTTCTTTAAGATAAAGCTAATGCCTTCCATTTTTTTGCCTCTTCGATGTCAGACAGATGCTTGTACTTGACTAGCCTAGCATCTTCTTTGACGGCTGTGTTGGTTATTTTTTCACCACGTTTACGCTCTATAGCTAGATCGGTAGACCAGAACCACTCTTTAGAACAGTGACCCATAACGGTGCAGGTGTTGTCTAGTATGTTCACCACGGTGAATATGTAATGATCGCACTTTTGGTGACGCTGGTAGTCTGTCAGCAAGACTCTACTGTCTGCGTGAGGTACATACTTCGGAGCGTTGGTTTTGACATCAATCCGGCAGTTGCCCACTAGAAAGTCATAATCAAACCCGTCTACAAAGCTGTACGGTACGTCATAGCAGGCCAGAAGCTCAGCCACAGCAAGCTCTCCGATAGTGCCTACTACCTTACTGTGCTTGTTAATACTGCGTCTGTTGAGCGTTTCTGGAGTGTCTTCAGCGATGTCGTACCAGATGTCAGGTATCTCAAAGATCGCTTTCATGCGAAGGCCACGGTATGTGGATGCCTAGCTTCTCTCCGAGGTACTTGTTCAGGATGTCATAGACCTTGATGTAGTCTATTTTGTTTGCATCTGCTGAGCTTTCTTGGTCTGTCAGTGTTTTTAGCACTGGCTTAAATAGGTAGTCTTTGACAGCGTACTTAGTCCACGGTATCTCTTTCTTGTGTTCCATCACTGTCTTTACGTCTAGGTTCTTCTCGTTCAGCGCATCTGCAAGCTGTTCGCACCAGAGGTGCAATGAGCTGTTCTGCTTGACGCTACGCTGTTTTCCCGTCTTCCATTGCATGACAAGATACTTGTCCTTGCGATAGCACTCATCAATGTGTTGCTTGAACATCTCTAGCGTATGCTCGCTGTTTATAATCCAATGCTGACCCGTCATTTCAGCCTCTTCTCCTGTTCTTTGATTTGCGCTCTCAAGTCTTTAATCATGTCATCATAATCAGCCTTGTAGAGCTTGTGGACTTGGTTCTTTGTAGCAATCATGTGATCAACATGATCCTTGCCGTACATATCAATCATGTGCAGCGTGTAGGCTTGTGATGCAGTGCCGTGCTTCATGCCAAACCCATTACAACCTTTGCATTGCAGGTGCACATTGCACTCTTCCAGCGCCCAGCGACTGCTTGCGCCTTTCGGGAGCCAATGGCCTCCATCTGCATCCTTGTAATGCACCAGCTTGTTGCACGACACGCACCTAGCCATACCGTTGTCATCAGCAGCCTTCATCCTGACAAGCTGCTGAAGCAACCGTAATGCCTTTGCTCTGGGAGTTTCACTCGGCACTCTTACGCACCTTTACAATGTGGAACCCGCCATTAGTGACCTGCTGAACGTCAAACGTAATATCTTTGCCGCGTAGCCAGCCTTTGATTGACCAGTAGGCTCTCCGCATTTCATCGTAATCCTCAAACTCGATGGCCTGCGAATATCCCATATCAACAAAGGCTCTAACTGCTTGGTTCTTGATCTGCCGCTCAGCTTTCTCAAATTCGACAACTTTCATTAGAATGGTATATCCGAGTAATCTTCTTTTGTTTCATGTGGAACGTCATCAGGCTTTTCGCTCGCTACACGCTCCCATTTCAACGAAATAAACTTAGCGCCTGTCTTGCTGTTGGTATTCAGCCAGCCTTTCAGGTCATACCCATACTCGCTCTTCCCAATCTGGCCTGAGTTGACAGCCTCAAACAGAGCCTTCATGTCTTCCTCTTTGATGCTGGCGTAATACTGGTCATCATCATACTTTGACTTGTTTATCCCAGTAAGCTGCACCCATTCCTTCTTCTCATACTTATCCATCTATCAGTCTCCTTGTTTCTGAATCTACTAATTCTGCGGCCTCGATAATTATCTTGGACGCTTTGTCTATCCATTCATCGTCACGTTCTACCTTGATAATGAACGGCTTGTGCTCTGGCCTAAATGAAAAGAACCAGTAGTAATCCAGCTCCATAATCCACATAGTGCCTTGCACCTGCTGGAAATAGGCGCTAGGAAGCCTACCAGAGCGTCTGTAGCCTATGTGCGTACTCCGCTGTGGGCATTTGATTTCGATGCCTGTATCGGCCCACAGGCCGTCTGGTGAGCATCCAACATCGTGATCGTCCAGAGCTACCAAGCCAACCTGCTTAATGCTGACATCGTGCAGCAGCTCAAAGGTAGAGCGGGCCTGATCTTCCAAATCGTTGCCTTCCTGCATTGCAGCGCTTTTGTAGGTGTCGATGGGTATCGGCACTTCACGCTCAGCAATCACAGCGTTAAGATAGGTATCAGCTTGTTTAGATTTAACTCCTTGAGTCGTTACGAGCTTTGAGAAGTTGGATGCGGTGATAAAGCCGCATCTGCTTCTCAACCATTCATCAGAGCCTTGTTCGTGGTAAAAGTGCCTCATAGGAATGAGTCCTGCTGAGATACTTGCTCGCGCTCTTTGAGAATCTTCCTCAGCTGGCTGATCTGCCTGTCGCTCAGGTTCCAATTGTCAGCCTTCACAGACCGCAGGCAGGTCTCCAGATTCATGCCAGCCTTCTCGCAGTCAGCCTTGATGCTGTTTATATTGCCGGTCTCAGCGGGCTCTTCATCGTGCTGCGCGTCATTGTCATTTTCAGGATCGCCGAGAGCGAACAGGCCCATAAGGCAGTAGCGCTTGGCGTAGGTGTAGCCAGTGCCGCAGCCTTGCTCGGTCTTCTTGACCTTATCGACTAGCGTGAGCTGGGAATGTGACTGACCGCTCTTGAGATGGATCAACGTGATGGTGCAGCCTACCTGATCCTCAGCGTTGACATCGGTGAAGTAGTACACGATCTCATCACCAAAGCAGTCCCGCGCTGCATCGTTCAGCACAGCTACAGACCAGTATTTCTGCTTGGTGTGCTTGTTGACTTGATCTTTTTCAGGTGTAACGAACTTGCCTCTGCATTTGGCAAAGGACTTCCAAAACTCAATGTTTTCCATAGTTATCCCGTCAAGGTGTGTAAAAGGAAAGGCGAGTGTAAGCGAGTGTGACGGGCGTGTCAAGCGGTGAATAGTAGTGCGATCAGCCGGATCAAAGATCAACGGGATTTGGCGGGAATCCGCTTGCTGACGGGTGCAAGGTGCTGTTTCTTAGCACGAAGACCGCACAACACAATAATACCACAAAGTCACGGACAAAAATGCCAAAAAAAAATGCGTTTTTGTCCGTAGATTTATTTTTGAGTTTGGATTATCCTGATTGTCCGGTGTGGTAAATCCTGACCGTACAACTCACGGATCATGCTCACGGCGAGCTAATAAGCTGGAACACGATAGATCAACGGGTTTGATGCGACCGCGCCTGACCAGCGAAGCGAAGGCGGCAAACAAGCTCAGCGGACATGAATGGCGCTAGACGCGGCGACCAATGGATGGTGAAGGCGTTCTTGTAATCTTGATCTCTCGTACCACGCTCTGAATATGACTATGGTGTCCCAAAGCATCTAAATGACATTTTCGCCTAGAAAAGTGTAAAAGATGTGTTGACACGGTGTGAGTAATAGCCTAAGATTGTATTCAGTGAGAGGCATGGTGCAGCTCACATTGCGAGGATAAACGAATGTCACAAGCTCAACAGATAGACCGAATCGTAGAATTAGAAGCTCAGATCGCTGGCCTGAAAGCTGCTCAGCAATCACTGATAGCTGACTTCAAAAAAGCAGGTGCTGGCAAGTACAAAGGCAACAACGGCATCCTGACAGTATCCGTAGCAGAGCGTAAGACGCTGGACATGAAAGCGGTCAAGCTCAAGCTGTCACCACAATTTATTCGCGCTCACACCAAGAAGCAGGAAGTTGTCAGCGCCCGAATCACTGTTCGAGTCTAAGGAGAAAGCGAATGAGTACAGATATCAATTGTCACCGTGTGACCGATGTGAATATCAAATTGGGCAATCGTTGGGCTGAGCTTGATGTGTCTGACGCAGATGGCGAGAAGCTCTATTTAACATTGTTTTTCGGCTCCAATGGCAAAAACAAGTACGGCACATTTCAGACTGATGAAGATAGACAGGAGGAGATGTATCTTGCGCTGCTTCAGTTTCATGATCGCCTCGGAGATAGGTTGAAGGAGCTGAAAAAGAATATGGCGTGAGGTGTTGCGTTAGTGTAAGGCCTGTGTATAATACGAATGATGGA